TCCGAGCAGCGCGGCAGTCGATCGCGCTGGGCATGGCCGCAGAGGAGTTCGGCGCGAAGCTCTTCGGCAACGGATCGCTCGCCACCGGCATCCTGCAGACCGAGCAGCGCCTCACCCAGGCCCAGGCCGACAAGCTGGCGAGCCGATGGAACGAGAAGCGCGCCGGCCTGCAGAGCGCGCACGGCACGATCGTGCTGGACAAGGGATCGAAGTTCCACCAGCTGACGATTCCGCCGGAAGACGCGCAGTTCCTCGAGTCGCGACGCTTCCAGATCGTCGAGGTCTGCCGCTGGTTCGGGCTGCCGCCGTTCCTGATGTTCGAGACCGAGAAGTCGACGTCGTGGGGGACCGGCCTCGAGCAGCAGGCGCTCGGCTGGGTGAAGTTCGACCTTGGCCCGGAGCTCACCGCGATCGAGCAGCGTGTGTCCAAGCACGTGCTCAAGCCCGAGCCGGTCTACGCGCACTACGCGCTCGAGGGTCTACTGCGTGGCGACTCCGCCGCGCGCTCGGCGTTCTACACCGCCATGTGGAACCTCGGCGTCTTCTCGACCAACGAGATCCGCGCCTACGAGGAGCTCGAGCCCGTGGACGGCGGCGACGTGCGCTACCGACCGCTCGCCATGGGCGTGCTCGGCACCACCGACGACCCCGTCCTCGAGATGGCCGACAAGAGCGACGCGGAGGTCGCGCTCGACGTCGTCGAGATGGTCCAGAAGGTCTACCTCGGCGTCGGCATCGTCATCGACGAGGACGAGGCACGCGAGCTCCTCAACCGGGCCGGCGCCAACCTCGACGGCCACCTCGATCGAGCCGCCGTCGACGCGGCCGCACGCGCCGCCCTGGCGCCCGTCCCTGACCTCGTGAAGGAGCCCGCCCATGCGTAAGATCCCCGGCCTCGACCAGCTGCTCGACCGCGTCGCAGCGCGAGACGCTCAGCCGACCTACCGCTTCCACGGGCGCCGCTCGCCGAAGGAGCGCGACCGCACGCCGGTGCTGGGCCAGGTCTCGACCAACGTCAAGGACGGCGTCGCCAAGATGCGCCTCTACGACCCGATCGACTCCTGGGGCGGCGTCTGGGGTGTCTCGGCCACCGAGTTCGCCGACGCCGTCGACGAGCTCGGCGACGACGTGACCGAGATCCGCCTGCACATCAACAGCCCGGGCGGCGAGGTGTGGGAGGCCTTGGCCATCCTCAACACGCTGCGAGCCCACGACGCACGACTCGTCTGCGTCGTCGACGGCCTCGCCGCCTCCTGTGCCAGCTTCATCGCGGCGGCCGGCGACGAGACGATCATGTCGCCCAACACCCAGCTGATGATCCACGACGCGTGGGCGTTGTCGATCGGCAACGAGGCGACGATGCTCGAGGCCGCCAACCTTCTCGGCCGCGTCAGCAACAACATCGCCTCGATCTACGCCGACAAGGCCGGCGGCACCGTCGAGTCCTGGCGCTCGACCATGAAGGACGAGGCCTGGTACTCCGCGGAGGAGGCCGTCGACGTCGGCCTCGCGGACAAGGTCGCCGGGGAGGAGCCCGAGGAGGACCCGGTCGACGCGTTCGACCTGTCGGCCTTCAAGCACCAGGGCCGCGCCGACGCACCCGACCCGACCGCGAAGGCGTCGGCGACGTCGACCGATGCCGAGGACGAGAGCGCGCCCGTGCCTGACGCGCGCCGCGCTGAGCACCGCGCTCGCCGTCACGCGCAGGCCGCCGCCCGTCACGGCCTCACGGCCTGACGCCACACCCCAGACTCCCGCCGCATCCGCGTGCGGGGACATGTCCGCTACGCGGAGGAGAGGAAACATCATGCCCACCACCACCACCAAGGTCCAGGAGCTCAAGAACGAGCGCGCCCGCATCTGGGAGCAGATGAAGGACGTGATGGCCGAGGCCGACAAGAGCGGCTGGAGCTCCGAGCTCGACGCGAAGTACGAGCGCCTGAGCGCCGACCTCGACGCCAAGGGCAACGAGGCCGACCGCCTCGAGGCCCACGGCAAGCTCGAAGAGCAGTTCAGCCAGGTCGACCGGTCCGGCGTCGTCCCGAAGGACGACCAGCCGTCGGGCGACGAGCACTTCGGCAAGGGCTACGACCAGGCCTTCGCGCGCTACATGCGCGTCGGCACGGAGGGGCTCGACGTCGAGGACAAGCAGATCCTGCGCGGCGGGTTCCAGCAGTTCGACCCCAAGGCGGCCGCCGGCGTCGCTACCGGCGCCGCCGGTGGCTTCACGGTCCCGCCGGCGTTCCGCCAGAAGATCGTGACGCGCCTGCAGTTCATCGCTTCGATGCGCCAGCTGGCGGAGGTCATCACCACCGAGACCGGCGCCAAGCTGCCCTGGCCGACGGTCGACGACACCGCGAACGAGGGCGCGATCCTGGGTGAGAACACCCAGGTGACCGAGCAGGACGTCGTGCTCGGACAGGCCGACCTCGACGCGTACATGTACACGTCGAAGCTCATCCGAGCGTCGTTCCAGCTGCTCAACGACTCCGCCTTCGACCTCGACACGTGGCTCGCGAACATCCTGGCCACGCGCATCGGCCGGATCCAGAACCGCCACTACACCATCGGCACCGGCGTCAACCAGCCCGACGGGCTGTTCACCTCGGCGACGGTCGGCAAGACCGCGGCCTCGGCGACCGTGGTGACCTACGACGAGCTGGTGGACCTGACGGAGTCGATCGACCCGGCCTACACCGAGGGCGGCAACTGCGGCTTCGTCATGAGCCAGGCGGCTCGCGGCGGCATGCGCAAGCTGAAGGACGGTCAGCAGCGTCCGCTGTGGGAGCCCTCGGTGCAGGCGGGGACCCCCGACCGGTTCATGGGCTACGGCCTGACGATCAACAACTACGTGCCCATCCCCGCCGCCAATGCCACGAGCATCGGCTTCGGTGACGTGCGTGAGGCGTACGTCATCCGTGACGTCACCGACTTCACGCTCCTGCGCCTGACCGAGCGCTACGCCGACTTCCTGCAGGTCGGCTTCCTCGGCTTCCAGCGCAGCGACGGCACGCTGCAGAACGCCGCCGCCTTCAAGACGCTCAAGCAGAGCGCCTGACGGCCACGACCGCGGCGGCCTCTCGGGGTCGCCGCGGTCCCCGCGCACCGACACAACACCACCCAGGAAGGGGTCACATCATGTCGGAGACCGCCAAGAAGACGACTGCGGCCAAGGCGACCGCGGCGAAGACCGAGGGGCAGGCGAACACCGCCGTTCCCCACGAGGGCGACCACGATCGCGTGGGGATGCTGTCGCTCCGCGCAGACGGCACGCCCGACCAGCACAACCCCGAGATCATCGGGGACAAGGCGACGGCGCTCGTGGCCGCCAAGGAGCAGTTCGCCCAGCAGGCCGTCTCGGCAGCCGATGCGCAGCGTCGTGCCGCCGAGGTCGCCGAGCAGCGTGCCGCCGAGGAGCCGGAGGATCCGGCGATCGCCGCAGCGAAGGCTGAGGACGAGTCGATCGCCGAGGCTGCCGAGAAGGCGGCCGAGTCGGTCGTCGACGAGCTGCACCAGGGCTGACCGCCATGTCCGACACGATTCTCGACCTGCGTCGCGCGAAGGCGGTGCTCAACCTCGAGGACGAGGACTCCGTGCGCGACCAGATCCTGCGCGAGACGTTGCTGCCCGCGGTCGACGAGATCATCGAGCACTTCGTCGGGTGGGTCGTGAAGCGTGATCGGACGCTGCGCATCGCGCCCCGGCAGCAGGGCGAGCCTGTCCTGCTGCCGGGGACGCGAGTCCTGGCCGTCATCTCCGCCACCAGCGAAGCGGGACCGATCGACGTCGCCGGCATCACCGTCGACGACGCCGGCATCGTGCGTCCCGCGTCCGGCTCGAGCCTGCCGCTCGGAGCCTGGTTTCTCACCGTGAGCTCCGGCATGGACCCGATCCCGGCCGCGCTCCAGCTTGCCGCGTCCGAGGTCCTGGTCACCGCCTGGGAGAACTACCAGTCCGGCGAGCCGAACGCGTTCGTCCTGTCCTACCGCGCCGAGGCCTGGCTCTGGCCGTACACGAACGGAGCGACCTTCGCATGAATCGCTCGACGAGCCCGCTCGACGACGTCATCGACTACCTGATCGACACCTTCTCCAAGGCGACGGGCCTCGACGTCAAGGACGGGCCGGACGACGTCGAGACCTCCACGAAGGACATGCTCCTCGTCGGCGTCCGCCTCGACGACCAGGCAGACGAGTTCATCGGCGACATCACCTTCGAGCAGAGCGTGCCGTACATCGGCGTCCGCTGGAAGGAAGAGAAGGCCGACGTTCCCTGCTCGATCCTCGTGTGGTCCGGCGACCGCAAGGCACGCCCGCGCCGCTCGAAGGCCCTCGACTACCTGGCCGCCTGCGAGGCCGCGCACCGCGCCGACCTCAGCCTCGGCGACCTCGTCGAGGACAGCGAGTTCGCCAACACCGGTCGCGTCGTCTACCTGCCGGGCGAGAAGGGCAACCTCTGCGTCCTCACGTTCACCGTCACCTACCGCGCACGCCTGTCCCCACACCAAGGAGCCTGACCATGGCCGAGTACCGCAACATCACCGACGACGAGCAGTGGGTGCCCCTGGCCAACGCTGCCGTCGCACCGGGCGAGACGTTTCTGCTCGAGGACGACGTCGCCCGCGAGTACGTGTTCTCCGAGGAGCTCTTCGAGACCGTCGCCGCCCCCGAGCCCGCGCCCGAGCCGGTGGCTCCCAAGAAGAACGCTCCCACCGAGGCGTGGAAGGACTACGCGCTCGCCCGGGGCGCGGACCACGACCGAGTCGCCGGCATGAGCCGCGACGAGCTCATCGCCGAGTTCGGCGAGAAGGAGGACTGACCCATGCCCATCCGCTCAGGACTCGCCGGCCAGCTCGGCTACGCCGTCGAGGCGTCGTTCGGCGCCGCCGCGACGCCGTCCGCGTTCGTCGAGCCGCTCGAGGCCGTCGCCATCCGCGACACCTCGACGTGGGAGACCGGCGGCGGCGTCGCCGCGGGCCGCCTGCAGAAGCTCACCTCGCGACGTCGACGCACCGGGTACGGCGCCGCCGGCAACATCCCGATCGAGGTGACGAACCGCTACATGGGCAAGCTGCTGCAGGCGCTCATGGGCACCACCGTCACCCCCGTGCAGCAGGGCAGCACGGGGGCTTACCTGCAGGAGCACATCCTCTCCGACCCGTTCGGCAAGAGCCTGACCGTGCAGTCCGGCGTGCCCGACCTCGGCGGCACCGTCCGGCCGTACACGCTCCTGGGCGGCAAGATCACCGGCGCCGAGTTCTCCTGTGCCGCCGGGCAGAACCTGCGCGGCACGTTCGACCTCGTCGGCCGTGAGCTGGTGGAGAGCGTCCCGCTCGCGGCCGCTGCCTACCCGACGGACCTCGCCGCGTTCAACTGGACCGACCTGACGATCAAGGTCGGATCGACCGTCGCCGGGGCCGTCGCCGTCGCCGGCATCCGCGGCTTCTCCTGCCGCGTCGGCCGCCCGTCGAAGGAGGACCGGAACTACGCCGGCTCCGGCGGCAAGATCGCTGAGCCGATCATCAACGACTTCCAGCCGGTGACCGGGTCGCTCGACGTCGACTTCATGGACAAGACCGTGTTCGCCGACCGCTTCCACAGCGGTGGGTCCTTCGGCCTGGACATCGACTTCGTCGGCCCCATCATCGGCGGAGCGATCAACGAGCGGTTCCGCATCACGATCGACGGCTGCGTGCTGACCGGCGAGACGCCGCAGCTCAACGGCCCCGACGTCGTCAGCGGGCAGGTGCCGTTCGAGTGGACCTTCGACGGGGCCAACCTGCCGAAGATCACCTACGTGTCGCGAGACACCACGGTCTGAGCCATGGCGAACCTCCGCGTCACCGGCGCCGAGGACCTCGCCGTGCTCTCGGCCCGAGCGAAGGCAGCCGGCCCGAAGATCCACCGCCGCATGAACCGGGGCATCCGCAAGGCGGTCAAGCCCACGATCGAGTCGGTCAAGGGCAGCAAGGGCATGGGCCGGCTGCCGTCCGGGCTTAACGCCTGGATGCAGGACACGAAGTTCACCACCCGCATCCGAGCCCACGGCACCACGGCGGGCGTCAGAGTCGTCGCGGCCAAGAAGGGCCACGACGTCTACAGCATCGACAAGGGCACCGCCCGACACCCCGTCTACGGCCGAGCCCCCTGGGTCGACCAAGCCGTGCCGCCGGGGTTCTTCACCGAGGTCGTGAACGACGAGCGCGAACGCATGTTCAAGGACGTGCGCGCCGAGTTCCGCGACTTCGCTCGCGAACTATCGCTCTAGGAGGGCGTCATGGCACAGATGACCGTGTTCCACCAGGCCAGCCCCGAGGCAGAGGTCGAGCAGTGGGAGATCGACTGGGACAGCCTCACGATCGGCGAGGTCCTCGACCTCGAGAAGCACTCCGGCCTCATGTACGGCGACTTCAAGAACGCGTTCATGTCCGGCTCCGTCACCGCGCTCGTGCTGGTGGTCTACGTGATCCGTCGACGCACCGAGCCGAAGCTCACCCTGCACGACATGCGCTCGGCGCAGTACTCCAACTTCGCCGTCCGGATCGACGCCGAGGGTGAGGGCAACGAGGTCGGGGGCGACTCGGGAAAAGCCCCCTCCGACGCACCGGAGTCCGACACGCCCTGAGCTTCACCTCCCAGGTCGCAGCGCTACTGCCCGACCTGGCCATGGTCTACGGCCTGCGCCCCGAGGACGTCCGCCGCCTGACACGCGATGAGCTGCAGCTCTTCTGCGACCACCTGGACCAGCTACCCAAGAGGGGCGGTGACCAACCGTGAGCTCGTCGACGTCCCGGCTTACCTTCGAGCTCTTCGGTCGCGACAACGCGTCCCCGGTCTTCGACAAGTTCGGCCGTCGTGTCGACCAGACCCGCGATCGTGTGGGCCTGCTGGACCGCGCGAGCCGCAACCTCGGCCCGACGCTCGCGGCGCTGGGCCTGGCGAAGATGGCCACGGACTCCGTCAAGCTCGAGGCCGCCTACTCGCGCACGATGGCGCAGGTCGGCGTCGCGACCGGCGAGGCCGGCAAGAAGCTCGAGAGCCTCGACGACCTGGCCATGAAGCTCGGCGCCGACACGACGTTCTCCGCCCAGGACGCCGGCACCGCGATGCTCGAGCTGGCCAAGGGCGGCCTGTCCGCGGCGGACATCAAGGCCGGCTCGCTCGCGAACACCCTGACCCTGGCCACGGCCGGCGGTCTCGAGCTCGGCGACGCGGCGAACGTCGTCGTGCAGGCGATGGGTGCGTTCGGCCTCAGCGCGAAGGACACCGGCAGCGCCGTCGCCGCGCTGGCGGGCGCCGCCAACGCCTCGAGCGCCGACGTCTCGGACATCACCCAGGCGCTCGCCCAGGCGGGCACCACGGCCAACGCCGCCGGGCTGTCGATCCAGGACACCACCGCGTTCCTCGCGATGTTCGCCGACAAGGGCATCCAGGGCAGCGACGCCGGCACTGCGCTGAAGACGATGCTCACCCGCCTGGTGCCGTCGACGAAGGCCGCGGCCGACACCATGGCCGAGCTCGGCTTGTCCTACACCGACGCCAACGGCCAGATGGTCAGTGCCGAGGAGATCGCCTCTCGCACCCGCGAGGCCTTCAAGGGCCTCACCGACGAGGAGCGCACCCGGGCCATCAACACGATCTTCGGCTCCGACGCCCAGCGCGCCGCGAACGTCCTGATCGGCGAGGGCGAGAAGGGCCTCAAGCGGTACAAGACGGCGACGTCGGACCTCTCGCAGGCCGAGAAGCTGGCGAAGGCCTCGACGTCGGGCACCGCGGGTGCCCTCGAGCAGCTCTCGGGGGCGTACGAGACCGCGCAGATCCAGGTCGGCAAGGGCCTCGCGCCCGCCGTCGAGGACCTGGCGAACAAGGCCTCCGACATGGTCGCCGACGGCGACTTCGAGGAGTTCGGCAAGAAGGCCGGCGACGTGCTCACCGACCTCGGTGACATCGTCATCCCGCTCGCGGAGTCGACCTTCCCGGCCATGGCCACCGCCGTCGACGTCACCGCCGACGCGGTCGGTGTCCTCGCCCCGGCTGTGCGCGAGCTCGCGGACGCCTTCAACGCCATGCCGCAGTGGGCCCAGACCGTCCTGGTCGCCGGCGGCGCCGCCAAGATGCTCGGCGTCAAGCTGCCCGGCGGGGCCGGGGGAGGGGTCGCAGGCGCCGCAGCGAGCACCGCTGCCGGCGCAGCAGCCGGCCGGGCCGCCGCAGGGCGCACCGCTGGCCAAGCGGCGGCGGCCGCGGGCGGGACCGTCGCCGGCCGCGTCGGAGGTGTCACCCTGGGCCGCGCAGCGGGCATCGTTGGCATCGCCAACGTTCTCGGCACCTACTACAACGAGAAGATGCTGGACTCGGTCCAGAACGCCCAGGAGAAGGCGCGGCGAGGCACCAAGCTCACGAACGACGAGATGCGCGAGCAGGCGCGGCTCTCGAAGGAGATCTTCGGGGACACGAAGCGGCGCTCCGGTGGCGGCACCTTCGACAAGGTCGAGAGCCAGGCCGAGAAGCTGACCCGCTCGCTCCAGGGCACTCGCGACGCCTCGGATGACGTGTGGTCCGGCCTCGAGCGCGTCGGCGACGCAGAGGCCCGCCCGGACGTGAAGCCCCGCGGCATCGCGCGCGCCCTCGGCGAGCTGGCCGACGTCGGTTCCTCGGTCGGCCGGCTCGACAAGAAGGACGCCAGGCCCGCAGTGCGCCCGAGCGGCATCGGCGGGGCGCTCCAGGGCCTCGCCGACGTCGGCGGCCGGCTGTCGTCGATCGACGGACGCGTGGCGACCGCGCAGGTGCGCATCGGCGGTATTGGCGGAGCCCTCGCGAGCCTCTCCCAGGTCGGCGACCGCATCGCGGCCGTCGCTGCTCAGGCCGCGTCGGCCGGCGGACGTCGAGCCACGGGCGGCGCCATCCTCGGCGGCGGCTCTGGCACGAGCGACGACGTCCTCATCTGGGCCAGCAACGGCGAGCACATGCTCGACGCGGACGACGTCAAGGCCCTCGGCGGCCAGTCGGGCGCGTACGAGTTCCGCCGTCGCCTGCACGAGGACGGAGGCACCACGCCGACCCGACGAGCATCCGCCCCCGCCGCGCGCCAGACGGCACCACCGGCCGGCGTCAGCGACGCGCTGCTGCGCCAGCTGATCGTCGAGACCCAGCGGACCAACCAGCTCCTGCAGCAGGGCCGACAGAAGGACATGCGACTCATGGGACTCGGAGGCTGACGTGGGCGACCTCATCCAGTTCGTCGACAAGATCGACGCCAACCCCACCGTGCTGCTCGACATCAACGACGACCAGTACTGGGCGACCACGCTGTTCGCTCCCGCGCCGCCGCTCCTGCGCCGGGCGTCGACGGGCGGACTGCTCGCCGACGGCGACGTCGACGCAGCGTCGGTGCGCGCTGACCGCATCGTGACCTTCTCGATCGACCTCGTCTGCCCCGACCAGGACACCAAGGCGACGCAGCTGCAGCGACTCGCGCGCCTCATCGACCGCGAGTCCTCCTGGCTGCGCTACCGGCCGATCAACGCGCCTCACCCGGTGTTCTTCCGGCTCAAGCGGGGCGACGTCGCCGAGCTCACGAGCAACGACGTGCAGGTCGCCACCCTGACCGGCACCGTGACCATGTCGGCCGACCCGTACGCGTACGGCCTGCGGGTCTCCGGCACGGCGTCGGTGAAGAACGACCCGACGGACGCCAGCTTCCCCATGTCCTTCGAGCTCAACGACGTGCGCGGTGACGCCCCGACGCTGCCCCGCCTGCAGATCGCCGGCACCCTCCTGTCGTCGATCAAGTCGCGTTCGATCCGCGTGGCCAGCACGTCGGGCTCTCGGACTGGTGTGCTCACTGCTGAGGCGATCACCCAGGCTGCGACCGGCTGGACGATGAGCACGGAGACCGGCGTCCCGTCCGCGGACGGCGGCAGCTTCGTCCGCTGGACCGCCGGCAACTCCTCGGGCCGCGACACCGTGCTGACGGGGTACGTCAACCTCCCGGACGTGCCGCCCGGGGAGTACCGCGTGCTCCTGCGTGCGGGTGCGAACCTGAACGGCACGTCGAGCGGTGGCACGTTCGGCGTGCCGGGCTCGCTGAACCGGCAGCCGGCGGCTAACGGCGGATGGCGCTGGATCGACCTGGGCATCCAGCGCCTGCCCCAGGGTGGTGTGCCGACGACGGCGTTCCCGCCCGACGTCGCAGAGACCGGGTTCGCGCGGGTGTTCTTCGAGTGGCGCGGCAACTCGTCTGCGGGCGACTTCGTCGAGGTCGACCAGGCGCTGCTGCTGCCCTCGCCCGGCCCTGACGTCAACGTCGCCGGCCGGTCGTTGCGAGCCCGCGCCAGCCTCGCGAGCAACTCGTTCGACGTCTCCGCCACGCTCGGCGGTCCGGCCGGGATCATCGGCGTCGGGTCGGCGTCGCTGCCGGACGCCAACCCCTGGATCGCCGAGGGCGGCATGCCCCTGCTCGTGCCGGGCGTGAAGAACCGGATCTACGTCCTGAGCACCGCGGAGGGCGTCGACGACGACTCCAACACCCGGGTGACGAACGTGTCGTGGTCGTACTACCCGCGGTACCTCTTCGCGCGACCGGCGGCTTCATGAGGCTCCCGCTCGAGGTCCGCCTCGACACCCCCGACGGCTCGCGCCGGATCACTCGCGAGGTCTCTGCGCTGCGCTTCGGCAGCGCGGCGCGCGGCGGTTACGCCTCCGTGGAGTTCGACATCAGCCGTCGCCTGGACGACGGCCTCTTCTCCGGCTTCGCTGACGTGCTGGTCTTCGACGCCGAGACGGCCGAGCAGGTCGGCGGCGGCCGCCTCATCGACCAGGGCCGCTCCTCGGAGGGCACGTGGCACGTCACCGCGCTCGGCGAGGGCATCGCGTCCCTGCAGGACAACGCCGGCCCGCTCTTCTACGTCGAGCAGGGCCTCGACGAGTGGGTGCTCCGCGCCCGCTCGACCCGACGCATCGGCGCGAGCATCGGCACCCCGCCCGACTCGAACGAGCTGCCGCCCGGACTGCTCTTCGAGTACGACGAGGACCGCACGATCTACACCGGCGCCGGCGCCGTCATGTGGAACCGCCTGCCCCGCGTCTGCAATCAGCTGCTCGGCGCCTTCGGCTACACGCTGCGCGCCGGCGCGACCAGCTCGCTCTACAAGGTCGAGATCCGCACCTGGGACGCCGACAACTCCGACTCCGTCGTCGAGGACACCTGGACGTGGAACGCGTCGGCGTCGCCGCGGCGCACCGTCCGCTACGGCACCGACTGGTTCGACCTGCGCTACATGCCCGCGGTGCGCGTCGTGCGCACCGGCGACGAGGTCAAGGCCTTCGACGAGACGTGGGTGCGCGTCGCCGACCCGACGTTGCAGGCCCGCGTCTACGACAAGGACGGGTCATGGCGCACGGGCTCCTGGTACGCCACGGAGTCGATCAAGGCGCACGAGGTGTTCATCGACCTGTGCCGCCGACGCGCACCCCGACTGGACATCGGCCCGGCCCGCGTCGACGAGAGCGCCTTCGCCCTTGACCAGCTCTCGTGGCCCGACGGCATCAGCAGCTTCGACGTCATGGAGGAGGTGCTCGACATCGACCCGGCCTTCACCTGGGCCGTCTGGAACAAGAAGAGCACCGGCCGTTGGGAGACCGAGTTCACCGCGCTGCCCCAGACCGTCCGCTACGAAGCCACCGCGGCCGACGGCTTCAATGGACCCGCTCCCTCGAGCGAGATCTACGACGGCGTCTACGTCGTCGGCGTCGACCGCCACGGCCGCCGGCGGTCCACGCTCGTGCGCAAGACGAACGAGGAGCTCGACGCCGCCGGCATCGGGCGCACCACCACGCTCGACCTCGGCGACGAGGTCTGGTCACCGTCGATGGCCGACCGGCGCGGCAGCTCGTTCCTGGACGCTCACGCCGCCGCGCCGAACGCAGGGACCCTGCGGGTCGCCCGCCGCGTGTTCGACCGGGAGACGGGCCGCTGGGTCGCTCCCTGGGCCATCCGCGCCGGCGAGCTCGTGCGCGTGCGCGGCGTCCAGCCCCTCCCCGGCAGCCTCAATCGCGAGACGCCCGACGGGCTGACCGTCTTCCGCATCGTGAGCGTCGACTTCGACGCCGACGACGCTGCGGCCACGCTCGAGCTCGACACCTACACCCTGACCGAGAGGCGCGCGCTCGCGCGGCTCATGCGACTCCGCGGGAGGCGTCGTCGATGACCGAACCCATCTTCCTCCGCTCCGGCCGACACCCGGTCGTCGTCGGCATCCTGGCCTTCCTGGCGCTGGTGTCGCTGTACTCCCTGCTCATCGACCCGCCGAGCCGCAACATCGACTTGGCGTTCGACTACCCGCAGCGCGCCATCTGGTCTGCGCAGGTGCTCACCGCGTCCTGCGTCACCCTCGCCGGCCTGTACTACAGGAAGGATCCGCTGCTAGGCGTGATCATCGAGCGGGTCGGCTGGGCACTCATGATCGTCGGCGTCGGCACCTACCTGACGATCCTGGCGACCTACTCCACCTGGAGCAGCGCCGGCATCGTCTTCGCCATCGCCGCCGGCGTCGTCCTCGGAGCGTTCCTGCGCATCCGCCAGATCAACCAGGACGTGAGGGCCCTTCGACCAGTGAGCCGAGAGCTCGATGCCTGAGTGGATCTCGCAGCTGCTCATCGCGACCGTCGCCGCCTCCCTCGGCGGCGGAGTCGTCGGGCTGTACCTCGCGCCCAGGCAGCGCCGCAAGCTCGAGGCCGAGACGGGCGCGACCGACGCGACGGCTGCCCACGTCCTGGCCGAGACCGCCGTGCAGCTGCTCAACCCCCTGCGCGAGCAGGTCGCAGCGACACAGGCGCAGCTCGAGGCGACGCAGACCCAGCTCGATGCGACCCGCACGCAGCTGCACGAGACGCAGGCCGACCTCGCAGAGACCCGCGCCGGGGCCGCCGCGCTCACCCGCGAGCTCACGTGCCTCCGCGAGGAGTACGAGCTCTACCGCGCGACGCACCCCTCGACCCGCTGAACCCAGGAGGCAACACCCATGAGCGACCTTCTCCTCACCGACCTCGCGAAGGCCTGCCGGGCATCCGGCCTGCCCGTCGTCGAGGTGCCCGGCTGGAAGACCCGCAACCGTCCCGCGCGACCGTTCGCCCCGCGTGGGCAGGTCGTCCACCACACCGGCGCTCACGGCACCAGCAACCGGGCCGAGGAGCTCGCCTACGTGAAGCGGGTCCTCGTCGGCGGCTTCCCCCCGGAGCTGCCCGGCCCGCTCTGCCAGCTCGCGCTCGGCCGCCAGACCGTCGACGGGCCGCCAGTCATCTACGTCGTCGCCGCCGGCCGCGCGAACCACGCCGGCCCCTCGCGCAACGCCGGGTTCATCCGGGCCGGGGACGGCAACACGCAGTCGATCGGCTGGGAGGCCATCAACTCCGGCAGCGAGGGCTGGTCGCGCGAGCAGCTCGACGCCTACCACCGCGGCGTCGCGGCCGTCGCCGACTACTACCGCTGGTCGCGCGGCGCCGTCGTCGCGCACGCCGAGTCCTCGACGGCCGGGAAGTGGGACCCCGGCGTCGGCGGCCACGTCATCGACATGTCGGCCTTCCGCGCCGGCGTCAAGAACGTCAACCTCACCACCCCACTCGAGAACGGATTCCTCATGGCAATCTCCGACAAGCAGCAGAAGAAGCTCGTGGCCGACGTCGAGACCCTGGTCGAGATCACGAAGGACCTGGCCGTCGGCCGCGAGGGCGTCCGCCGTGACGGCCCCGGCGGGGCGATGCTGCGCGAGATCCGCAACGGTGTCCGCGCGCTGCTCAAGCAGGCCCCCCAGGTCGACGTCGAGGTCGACGCAAAGGCGATCGCGCGCGAGATCCTCAACCAGCTCCCGAACGACCTCGCCGGCCAGGTCGTCACCGAGCTCGGCGCGGCGCTCTCCGAGCGGGGTGGGAAGTGAGCGAGCACCGTCGCCCGGGCGCCTACGCGCTCGACCGGCTCATCGCCGCGATCCGCGCGCTCGTTGCGTGGCTCGCGCGCCGCCGCAAGGCCGTGCTCGCGTTCATTCTGCCGGGCGTCACGCTCCTCGCGCCGACCCTGCTGCGCGGCGACCTGCCGACGGCCGCGGAGTGGCGCATCGCTGCAGTGACGTGCGTCGTCACCGCGATCGGCGTCGAGCGCATCAGCAACGCCCGGAAGCCGCGGGCCTGACCATGCGGACCCGGCTCACTCGCTACGCGCGATCGCGCGTGGGCACCGCACTCGGGCTGGCCGGGTCCGCCCTGGTCGCGCTCAGCGACCGACTGTTCGGCATCCCGGCGGAGGCTCCGCGCTACGTCGACACCTGGGGAAGGGACTGATCATGACCACGAGGACCGTGCAGGTAGACGTCAGCGCGCCGGGCACCGCTGGCCCCGTGCCGCTGACGGCCGGCTCGTCCGTGCAGTTCACCCTCACTCAGAGGCTGAAGGCGGGCACGACGCTCATCGTGCCCGAGTCGGTGTCGGCGGACGTGGGTACGTCGATCGACCTCGAGGTCACGCCGGCGGGCTGGGCCTACCGCGTCACCATCACCACGCCGCAGGACTCCCACGGCCCGATCTACGTCCTGGTCAACCCCGGCGCGACGACGAACCTCGTCGACCTGCCGGTCGTGGATCCGAAGACACTCGACGTCGTCGACCCGGGCCCCGCCTGGTGGGCCGTCGCCGACGGCATCGTGGCGGCGCGCGACGACGCGGAGGCGGCGGCGACGTCTGCGGGACAGTCCGCATCCGCCGCGGCGCAGTCGGCCACGGCCGCCGATGGGTCGGCGACGACCGCGAGCACGAAGGCGGGCGAGGCGTCGAGCTCGGCCTCGGATGCGTCGACCTCGGCGAGCACCGCCAGCACGAAGGCTGGCGAGGCGTCGACCAGCGCGACGAACGCCAACAACTCCGCGACGTCGGCCGGCCAAGCGAAGACGGCGGCCGAGGCGGCGCGCGACCAGGCGCTCGCGCAGACCTTCGGCGGAGTCGACCTCGGCACGACCGACCTGAACACCCTCACGACCCCCGGGATCGGCCGGCAGGCGTCGAGCGCAAACGCGACGCTCGCGCGGAACTACCCGCTCGCCAACTTCATCGGGACGGTCGAGGTGCTCAGGTCGAGCGACCCAGCGTTCCCGACGTCGGGTCTCACACAGCGGGCCACGCCCATCTGGTCGTCCGGCTCGGGCGTGCTGTTCTGGATCCGCCGCAAGCAGGCCAGCGGCGATGCCTGGTCGCCCTGGAAGCCGATCGTCACGCAGCGAACCGACAAGACCGCCGGCCTGGCGATCTACACATGGGACGACGTCGCCGGCCGAGAGCAGCTCGTCTACGGCGACACCGGCCTGCGCGACATCAGCTCGTTGCTGGACTCCTCGCTGTACGCCTCGGGCAGCGTGCTCTTCGTGCGTCGCAAGGGATACGAGGTGACGCTGCAGGGCGCGGTGATCGTGAACGCCGACATGACGACCGAGAACAACCTCATCCCGTCCGCGACGGGCTGGCCGGCCGGGTTCGGCGTCCAGGCTCAGATCGTGCCCCGCATCCCGTTCCGTATGTCGGCGGCGGCGGTCTACCACAACCTGCGCTTCACCAGCGGTGTCGTGCAGGTCAGCCCGATGGGGACCATCACGAACGCGCAGGGGTCGTTCGCCTTCCTCGCCAAGTACGACACCGCCGCCGCCTGGCCGGCCACCCTGCCCGGCACCCCTTCCGGCACGATCCCCAACACCTGATCGGAGACATGACCATGGCCCTCCCCGCGATCGAGAACTACACCGACGAGAAGCTCCGCGACCTCCTCGACGCCGTGCTCGCCGAGCAGGAGAAGCGCGACCGACTGCGCCGCGTGCCCGACGACCTCGCGAAGCAGGCACGCACCTACCTGGCCGACGGCGGCAACGCCGAGACGCTGCGCACCGCGCTCGACGTCGCGCTCGAGCCCGCGCCGGCCGACGGCGAGGAGACGCCGTCGTGATCGTCCGGCGGGACTCCGGGGGCGGCCTGTGGCTGTGGTGCCCCGGCTGCGAGGAAGCTCACCGGATCTCGGTCGACGGTCACGCCACCTGGGAGTGGGACCGCAACGAGGAGCGTCCGACCATCTCCCCGTCGATCCTGGTCCGTGGCACGCAGTGGGCCGAGGGCGAGGACTTCCGCAAGCCCCGGCACCCTGGCGTGGCCGCGGGCGGACCAATCGTCTGCCACTCCTTCGTCCGGGCGGGTCGCTGGGAGTTCCTGGCCGACAGCACGCACGTCCTCGCCGGCCAGACCGTCGACGTCGTGCCGCTGCCCGACTGGCTCGCCCGACCCACCACCTGACCCACCCCGCACGGCCTACGCGCCCCTCTCGCCACCACGGCGGGAGGGGCGCTTTCGTGCGTTATGCGCGCGTTATGAAGCCGAGTCGCTCTGTCGGACCCGGCACCTACGCTCGCCGCCATGGCACGCAGCAGGCTGACCGACGACCAGCACCTCGAGATCCGGCTCACCACCACGGCGCGCCGACTCGCTCGGGCCTACGTCGATCGAGCCGTCGCCGTGGCCGAGCTGCAGGAGCTCGCCGACGGCCGGGGGGATCTCCTCGCGCTGGCGTGCGGCCGTGCTCTCGGCGGCTTCCTCGCGCTGCCCGGGTCCGCGCACCCGGGCGACCTGCAGGTTCCGGCGCTTCTGCTCGAGGCCGGCGCCGACTGGACGACGATCGCCGCGCACACCGACGAGGCTCGCCGTGCTGCCGGCGGCCACCACAGCACCGCGACGACGGGCGGGCCACCGAACGGCGGCTACCGGCCCTAGCGCTTCACGAGATCGGCGGCGTCGGCGCGCCGGTGGCCCGAAGGACGGCCTTGAGGCGAGCGCACGACTCGTCGGTGATCTCCCACCTGGTGGCCTCGGTTATGGCGCGGGCGGCCTCGGCGAAGGCCTCCACTCGCTCAGGCAGGTCGGACGTGCGCTCACTCACGGCGGGGGTCGGGGTGGTCACGCGTCGCGCCCGAGGATGACAGCCGAAGGGTTGACCATCTTGATCTCCGCGATCGGGTCGATCGTCGTGTGGTCGACCTCGGGCAGCCGGGGCACCTCCCGGTGCGTTCCGAACGTCGGCTCGATCGAGGCGAGCCACGTCAGGCACTCCGCCTCGCTTGCGATCGACACCGCCGTCATGTCGATCCCAGCGAGATCAGGGAAGGTCTCGCGAAGAAACGGCTCGCACTCGCGCGAGACGCGCGGCAGCTGGTGTGACATCAGGCTCTCGCCCGTCATCCAACCCAGGATCTCGTAGACCCCGGCGATGTGCCTGGGGCTGACGAGAACGCCGGTCGTAACGCTCAGGATGTCCCCGACGTGGAACGCCTTCGTCTCGGTATCGTTCGGCATGGTTCACCTCTCGCTAGGTGGGTCGGCCCTCGTCGCACACCACTGCGGCGGGGGCGCTTTCCTGGACTCTACGCCCGCTCGCGACGCCGACGACGGTGCTCGGCGCAGAGGCGATACCACTTCCCGTAGTACGCGACCGACATGGTCCCGTGCACCCTGATCGAGCGACGCGTGAGGTTCTCACACTGCCGGAAGTGCGAGCCCGGGACGCGGCCCCTGCACCGGGCCTTCGTCAGATGGATCATCGTCGACTCTCCTCACGCCGCCATGGTCTCGTTGAGCTGCGCACTGCAGGCCTCTGCGTGGCCCTTCGCGTCCTCACGGGCCTCCCGCCGGCCAGCGCGCAGGGGGCCCGTCCAGGAGCACTCGCCGCACTCCGCTCGCGCAGCGGTGACGTTTCGCACCACGACGTCGCCCACGGCCCTGAAGTCCGGCGTCGCGGCCTGGGCCGTGAACGTCGACGTCGGCAACCGCAGCAGCGCCTCGCGCCGGGTCGAGTCGTCGACGTGCAGGTAGAGCTCGGTCGTGGCTAGCGACACGTGCCGCATCAGCTGCTGGATCACGCGCAGGTCGACGCCCTGGCGGAGCAGCTCGGTCGCGTGCCAGTGCCGCAAGCTGTGGCACGAGCCAGGCACGCCGGCTCGCTTCATGGCGTTCGAGACGGTCTGCGTGACCGAGGCGCCGAGCACGGGCCCGTGGTCGATCGACCCGCGGTTCGAGCCGCGCTGCGGGAACCAGAAGCCGTACAGGCCGAGCTTGCGACGCTCCTCGGAGATCCTCGCGATCTCCGGGTGCAGGGGGAGTAGATCGACCCGGCCGCCCTTCCCGTGCACCTCGAGCTCGAGGCCGACCTCGTCGACGAGGTCGTCGTGCATGCGCGCCACCTCGGCGGCGCGGAGGCCCTGATAGGCCGCCAGGTGCATCATCCAACGCGTCCGCTGGTAGGCGCGCGGCGAAGTCAGGAGCTCGAGCACCTGACTCGTGGTCGGGATCTTGCGGATCGTGCGCCGGGCGCGCGGCTTCCGCAGGCTCCTCATCGGGTCGTCGTCGCGGAGGCCGTGGTCGCGCAGCCAGCCGAACCACACCGTCAGCGACGTGTGGTAGGTCGATCGCGACCCGGGCGACAGCCCTCTAGCGCCGAGCGCCCTCGTCACGTGCTCGTGGTCCAGCTCGTGTGCGGCGACGTCGAACCTTCGCGCGAGGCTCAGCACCAGGTTCGATCGCTCGCGCGCGGTGTCGTCCGTCCACCCCTGCGCGTACATCCAGTCGATCCACTTCGTCACGATGACGTGGTGCTGCTCGGGCATGCCTGGTCCTCCGTGGGCTGCTCCCGTGCCTGAGCGGGGACTCGCGGGAGGACCATCCACCATGCCGTGACTCTCGTCACTGCGCACGCGGAGCGTGTGAACCGTCATGCGTTACGCGTTTCGTGGCGACACGGATGGGTAACGATCGTCGCGGCATGGATGCCAGGCCTGCCGACGCGCGTGCGCGGACATCGCCGCAAGGAGCTTGTCCAGCGCGCGCGCGATGCAGTCGGGGCAGACCATGGGCCCGCGGTCCAGCTGCGCCTGGGTCGCAGTGCTGTACGGCTCCCAGCGAGCGCGCCGAGCTTCACCGCGGTCGCCGGCGAACGTGGCCGGGCACTCCTGGCACGCGATCGCGCTCACGCTGCGCTCGCGACGTCGAGCTGACCGGGGAAGATGGAGACGACTGAACTATCGGCATCCCAAGCAGAATGTTGCGAGTTCGAGTCTCGTCGTCCGCTCTCGGGGCCGAATCACGTCTCCACCCGCCCCGTCGTCGCGGCGCCGTCCCTTTCGACCAGCGAAACGTTCCGCTGGTC